AACAGCAACGGCTAAGAAGTTCCTAACGATTAAGTTCGCCGCTTTCCAAGATAGTCTGAAAAAGCTGGTTAAGAGCACAGACTTTAATGAGTTGTCGGACTCTGAAATGCATACCTTGTTGTCTCACAACCTAAATGAAACGGTTACAAATTATATTGCAGACGCAAGGCGAGAGGAGATATCAAGTGCGTTCATTTCCAACTTCAATAAGTGGCATAAGCGGGTAGTGGATATTCTGGTCCGGGCGATTGAGGATAATGTCCAATCGGTAGTGCACACATCGCAAAACGGTAAAATGTATGCGATTTTAACCGCTTATGATGCTGCTCTTGGTGCTACGATTGACGATGTAGAAAAGACGTTGATGGAAACAAACGGAAAACCAGGCGGCGAATAATTATGACTCATCAGTGCATTGCTGAGAACGAAGAGGCGTGAGAAATGCCGCTTGTAAAAGTGCAATTTAAACCTGGAGTAAACCGTGAGACCACCTCTTACGGCGATGAAAACGGCTGGTATAATTCGGACTTAATCCGTTTTCGCAAAGGACGCCCGGAGAAGATGGGTGGGTGGACCAGTCTCAGTAGTGGCACAATAAACGGCACGGGTCGGTCTCTTCATGTTTGGGCCGCGCTCGATGGCTCCAAATACATGGGACTTGGCACGGACAGTAAATTTTATATAGAAGAAGGTGGGAGCTATAACGACATAACGCCTATACGGCGAACCATAACGCTGGGATCGAACCCCTTTACGACAGGAAGTTCCGGCAGTGGTGTAGTGACCGTGACGGATATTGGTCATGGGGCCGTGAACGGTGATTTTGTCACATATAGCGGTGCGACCACAACCGATGGCATAACGGCGGCGCAACTGAATACAGAGCATGAGATAACGCTCCTCTCTTCAAATTCCTACACTATAGATACCGGCGGGAGTGCCACTTCTGGGACGACTGCCGGAGGCGGCGCTTCCGTTATTGCGAACTATCAAATTAACAGAGGCCTTACGGCGGAGGTGGCTGGTACGGGCTGGGGTGCTGGATTGTGGGATGGCTACTCGTCGGGCTACACGCTGACCACACTTAATGATGCCGGGGGCATTTCTGATTCCGACACCAGTCTGACCTTAACCAGCGCCACTGATTTTGAAACGGTGGCTACTACGATTTCAGCGAATGTTGCTCTTGCCGATACCACCCTCCCGTTGGCGGATTCTTCTTCCTTTCCCAGCGTGGGAACTGTCCTCATAGACAGTGAGAAGATTCGCTACTCAACTAATGCCAGCAATGTTCTAGGGGGGTTGACACGCGGTTCAGACGGAACCACCGCCGCCCTCCATACTAGCGGAGCGACGACCACCTTTGTTGGGTTGATTTTAATAGAATCCGAACTCATTCAATATACTGGGAAAACCTCCCATACCCTTGATGCTGGGGTTGTCCGGGGGGTTCGCGGGACAACAGCAGTCGCTCATGCTGATGGTGTAGCTGTTCAAGAAGCCAACGATTTTGTCTCATGGGGTGGCGCTTCGGCCATCACCTTCTCTCAGCAGATTCGCCTGTGGTCACAGGATAACTGGGGCGAGGACCTGTTCTTTAACGTCTATGACGGCGCTCCGTATTATTGGGATAAAACACTGGGCCTTGGCACACGGGCCACGACTTTTGCTTCCCAGACGGGGGCCTCCGACGCGCCGACCATTAGCCGCCGGATCATGGCTTCGGGGGCGGATCGCCATGTCGTTTGTTTTGGCTGCAACCCGATGAGCGAAACGGCTCAGGATTTATTGATGATCCGCTGGTCCGACCAGGAAAGTCCTTTTGACTGGACCCCTACGGCGACCAATACCGCTGGCTCGCAGCGCATTTCGTCTGGCTCGGAGATCCTCGCGGCTCAAAAGACACGCCAGGAAATGCTGATCTGGACCGACACTGCCCTTCATGCCATGCGCTTTACGGGACCGCCCTACACGTTTGGTATCAGCATGTTGGCCAACAATGTGTCGATTATCGGAACCAATGCCGTCACAACCGTGGGCGACAAAGTGTTCTGGATGGACCGGGAGAACTTCTACGTTTATACGGGCCGTATCCAAGTCATCCCCTGCACCTTGTTGCGGCACGTGTTCGACTCCATAAACCTGGACCAGAGTGCTAAATGCTTTGCCGCGTCCAACAGGATGTTTGACGAGGTGTTTTGGTTCTACCCAAGCGCGGACGCCACCGAGATAGATCGCTACGTCAAGTTCAACTTCAGCGAAAATACCTGGGACTTGGGCTCACTGTCGAGGACCGCATGGGTGGATTACGGCGTTCACAACAACCCGAGAGCTTGTGGGGCGTCCAGCGGCACGAACTACGTTTATATACAGGAAAACGGTGACGACGACGACGGCTCTGCCATGACGGCGTTCATCGAATCCGCAGATTTTGATCTTGGCGATGGTGAGCAGTTCATGTTCATCCGCCGATTGATACCCGATATAGATATAACAAGCAGCGATGCGGATGCCTCCGTTAATTATATCGTGAAGACACGAAACTTCCCTGGGGATAGCTTGGGCACGAACTCCACCAACGCCGTTACAGCCTCCACGCAACAGGCGTTTTTGCGAGGCCGCTCCCGGCAAGCCGCGCTAAGGATCGAGAGCGATACCACGGACATTACTTGGACCTTGGGCGATTTACGCCTTGAGATGCACCCGGATGGGAGGCGTTAATGGCTAAATTGCTGGATCACGCAATGCCCATGGCTCCTGATGCGTATGACGCGGATACTTTTGCCCGTATCCTCCGGGATCTGGAAATGGCCCTCACGAAAATGGACTTTCCCGCTGTAATCAGCGGCGAAGACGATAATAATGCTATGGCTTGGTTTATGGAATAATGGCCTCCGCATATAAAAATATCGCCACTTTAGTGGGTTCTACTGGAGATGTTACTATCTACACCTGTCCCAGTGCCACTCAGGCTATTGTAAAAAATGTGAATTTGTATAATAGTCACAGTGGTACTGTAGTAGTGTACCCTAAGATAACCGACAGTTCTGCTTCTGTAACGGCCACGTTGGAGAAGAACAGTATAGGAACTCTCGCAGACACGTCCCTCACTGGCCCATTTGTTCTAGAGGCCAGCGATACGCTGATACTCAACTGTGATACAGCGTCGAAGATTTATGTCTTCGCGAGTGTGCTGGAGATTTCCTGATGACGGTAAATACTGCCCCCAAATTTTCTGGTGAGCCCACGGCCCAAGCTTTAGCTGGTGGCTTAGCCACCCTGGGTCGCTACGGCGACAATTACATGGTTCATGCCGCCGAGGGCGAAACCATTGTCCCCCAGGAAATTCTGGCAGCCAATCCGGGCTTGAAAAACGATCTATTCCGCCAGATGCAAATGATGGGGATTAAGGACCCTAATCGTTATGTGGTCGGCAACGACTTAAATTCAATTAATCCCATTACGGGTCAACCAGAGTTCTTCTTCAAAAAGATTTTTAAAACCGTAAAGAGGGTTTTCAAAAGGGCGCTTCCCGTTATAGCCCCCATTGTGGGCAACCTGATTGCCCCTGGTATCGGCGGAATTATAGCGTCCGGTTTAATGACCAAGCTTCAAGGAGGCTCATGGGGGGATGTTCTGAAATCTGCTGCCATGTCTTATGGGATGCAAGCCTTGGGTAGTGGTGTAATGGGGGCCATGGGAAGTCCGGCAGGAACCGGCATCGCGGGCGCTGCCTCCGGTTTCACGAAGGGCTTGACCAGCGGGGTCATGGCACCTTTCGAAGCTGCTGGTAACTTGTTCTCAGCAGGACCACTTAATCCCTTTGCTCAAGGTATCTTTGGATCGCAACCACCAACAAGTCTTATCCCCCTTTATGATCCCAACGCTGGCGGCGCCGCTGCCGCTGCCGGCACCGCTGCCGGTCCTATGGGAATCACCGCCGCTGACGCGGCTCAAGTCTTCGATGTCAAGAGTGGGGTTCCTGCTGCCGCTGCCATCCCCCCCGGCGCAGGGCCGCCGCTAGAGCCGCCGCGAGGGCCGACGCTAGAGGCGGTGCGAGGGCCGACGCTAGAGCCGCCACCGGGTGGCGGCGACGATAGTTGGCTGGCACAAGCTGGAGATTACATGAAAAAACATCCCCTTGCTGTTGCTGCTGCTGGCACCGCCCTTTTCACGAGCGGTGTAGGGGCTCCCCCGGACGATGTGAAGGAGTGGAAAGATGCAGAGAGAGGTGCTTATGAGCAGTGGCTAACGATAGAGGATAAGCACTCACCCGAAGCACGAGATCTAGTGCTACAATGGAGGGGGCCACAGAAGTACTCTATTAAACAGTTGGCTGCTATAACGGGAATTACCCCGGAGCAAGCACTAAAATACTACCAGCAGTGGTATACAGTGGGGGAACGGACTAACCCTGAGAATATACTTTACAGAGATCTTCAACCCACGGACGACCAATCGATACAACATCAGCTTCACAATGATGAAGTGTCTGCTGGAACAGAAGATGCAAGCGACCCGCTGCTGTGGGAGGCTCGAGGCGGTGAAGTCGTTGGCCGTGGCACGGGTACTTCCGACAGCATTCCCGCACGGCTCTCGGATGGTGAGTTTGTAATGACGGCCCAAGCCGTCAGGAACGCTGGCG